TCAGAATGACAGAGAGACAGCCTGCGGCGCAGAACGACATCAATAAATGAGTGCGTGGGACATGTATCGTGTGCACGACCCTGAAGGGTCGCACTACAAGTTTGCCCAGGACGAAGGAAAGGATTCCATAAGCAATTCAAAGATCAAAAGTCAATCCCTGATTAAATCAGGGACAGTAATTGGAGCTTGAGATTTAGGATTTGGAGTTGAGAGATGAAGGTAGTGGCAATTCAATGACAAATGACAAAGCTCAAATGACAAAAACAAGTTTGGGAGATTAGGTGATTAAGAGATTAGGTGATTAGGATTTGGACTTTAGACTTTAGACTGTAGACTGTAGTCTTTAGTCTCTAGTCTTTAGATATTCGGATTTAGGATTTAAGAAGGAGGTCTTCTTTACTTAAATTCTAAGCACGAAATCCTAAACAATATCAAAAAGCAAAGGTCAAAAATCAAAATGACAAGTCAAAATGAAAAAATCTTAGAATGAGGAGACTGTATTATTAGCTTTTCAATGTGCAAAAGTAGATTTTTGGGTTTTGCTCTGTAATTTTGATATTTAACTTTTAATCTTGGAACTGTTTTGAGAGATGATTGATCCTTCACTTCGTTCGAGGACAAGCTTTAACCCCGCTCAACTAAACCAGATGGATATCCAGCGTCTCATGGCCTATCGCACCAACCTCGATTTCTACAACGGCCTACACTGGCAGACTACCTCACGCAACCGCCAGCTAGTTTTCAACTATGCCAAGGTATCCATAGACAAGATTACCAGCTTCCTCACCCAGGGCCTGGCCATCGCCTGCTACCCCGCCCAGGAAACAGCCGAGCTCCGCACCAGGGCTCAGCAGGTCGAACGCCTATTGCACCAAATCCACCACGACAACAACCTCGACCAACTCGACTACGAAACCGAAGTGGACGCAGCTATCCTCGGAGACGGATGCTATAAGGTTATCTGGAACACTACACTGAAACGGATACGCATCACCGCCCCCGACGTCTCCGGTATCTTCGCCTGGTGGCTTGGCGATGACACGTCCCGTGTCTGGCGTGTGGCTTCACGCTATACGCTCACTCAGGACGAAATCGGCATACTTTATCCTTCACAAGGTGAAGGACAGAAGCCAGAAGCCAGAATCACCGAGCTCTGGACTGCCGACACCTTTGACCTCTACCTTGACAACAACCTCATCGAGTCTAAACCGAACCCTTACGGGTTCATCCCATTCGTCATCTTCCCCAACCTCAAGAAGCCCAAGGAGTTCTGGGGCGAGTCCGATATCCCCGTCCTGCTACAGCCCCAGAGAGAACTTAACCGGGCTATGAGCCAGCTTTCACGTATTCTCGAACTTTCTGGTAATCCCATTGCAGTTCTCGAAAACGTGACCTCAGCCGAAGATATTAAGGTTCAACCAGGTGCCCTGTGGGCGATACCCGAAGATGCTAAAGCCTACCTGCTAGACCTGCTACAGGGAGGCGGAGTGCGCCTGCATATAGACTACATCGAATTGCTCTACCGAACCCTCCAGGATATCTCCGAAATGCCCAGCGCAGCCTGGGGAGGCATAGAGCGAGACATCTCAGGCGCTGCACTGCGTATTGAGCTTACCAGCCTGCTACAGAAAGTACTACGAAAACGCACCATCCGCACACAGGCCTATTACCAGCGTACTGCCATGATCATGAAACTAGCCCAAAAGTTTATGGACCATAACACCGATGGCGTTAGCCATCGGGTTTTATGGGGATCTATCCTACCCCAGGATGCCGACAGGCTTGCTCAGACCGAGCAATTGCTCGTCCAGGCCGGTGTCCATAGCCGCAGGACCGCTATGGACGAACTGGGCATCATCAACCCCGACGACGAATTCCAGAGATGGCTTGACGAGAGACGCAAGATCCTGGAAATGAATAAGGAGTTCAGGGCTGCTTCTACCCGAGGCGGAGCGAGAGAGAGAGCCACAGCCTCAGAGATGGAAGTGCCAGAATGACCCAGAAAGGAGATTAGGAGATTAGGAGATTAGGATATTAGGGACTCCCTAATCACCTAATTACCTAATCACCCAATCACCGTTCGAAAGGAGAAACCATGCCCGAAGAACAGAAACCACGAGAACAGAAGCCAGAAGACAGTCCTTCACAAGGTGAAGGACAGAATCCAGAACCAAACGGAGCACCGCACACGGACGACCTTGCCACCATCAAGGCCGAGCTAGAGGAAGAGAGAAAGAAAAAGATAGAGATAGAGACAGAGATAGCGAAAAAGGACAAAACCATCGCCGAGCTCGAGAAAGCCTTAAGCGAAGTCCTTCAGCTGAAGGACGAAGCCCAGCAGAAGGGCGAAGCTCTAACCGCCGACCTCAATAAGCTCAAAGACGCCCACACTAAGGCCGTTGCTAAATACCTCACTGCCGTCAAGACCGCCAACCCTACTATCCCCGCCGACGTTATCACCGGCAGCACCATCGAGGAGATTGACGCTACCCTGGCTAAAGCCTTATCCATTGCCACCGCTGTCAAAGCTTCCCTCGAAGCTCAGGCTAAAGAGGCTAAAGTCCCAGCCGGAGCTCCAACCCGAGGCGGGATCGCCCTGGAGGCCATGTCCCCCAGAGAGAAGATCGCCGCAGGACTACAACAAAGAGCACAGTAAAGACAGGAGACAGGAGCCAGAAGGTAGAATTCTGAATTCTGACTCCTGAATTCTAGATTCTGTGAAATAGAAAGGAGATTTAAACTATGTCGATAACTTTAGTCGAAGCCAGTAGACTGGCAACCGATGTCCTCGTACGAGGCATCATCGAATCCATTGTCCGAGAAAGCCCTATCCTCCAGAACCTCCCCTTCATCCAGATCACCGGCAACAGCCTCCGCTACAACCGGGAGCGAGGACTGCCCGTTGCCGCCTGGCATGCCCCGGTTACAGGTACCTGGACGGCCAGCCCGCCCACCTTTGAGGAAGTAACCACCAGCCTCAGAGTGCTCGGTGTCGACGCCGATGTCGACAACTTCCTTAAGGCCACCCGTTCCAACGTCCAGGACCTCGAGGCAGCCGTTATCGAACTAACAGCCAAGTCCGTCCGACACGAGTTCGAGAACACCTTCCTCAACGGCGACAACGGCGTCAACCCCAACCAGTTCGATGGCCTCTTTACCATCATCAGAGGCGTCCCCTGGGCAGCCTCCACCGCCATCGCCCTGGGAGCTTTCCGTGTCCCCACCGCCGGACTCGAGAACGGCTTCCGTTACGAAGCCACCGTCGCCGGCACCACCGGCACTGCCCAGCCCACCTGGCCCACTGTCGAGGGCGCTACCGTGGTCGACGGCGGCGTCACCTGGACAACCCGTCTCGGCAACCACCTCGGTTCAGGAGCCAACGGCGCCACCCTGGCACTGTCCAGCCTCGACCGGCTCATTGACCAGGTCCGAGGCGGCAAGCCCGATTTACTCCTAATGAGCCGACGCTCCCGACGCCGGATCGTAAGCCTGGCCCGTGCCTCCGGCACCAACCTCATTATCGGAGAAGGCAAGCTCGGCGAGCAGGTCGAATACTACAACGGCATCCCCGTGGCAATCTCCGACTGGGTCCGGGATAACTATGCCGTCGGCGCTTCCACCGATTGCTCGGCCATCTTTGCCATGCAGCTGGGAGAGGGCGCTGTCGCTGGCCTAACCAGCCCCGAAATGCTGCAAATCGAACGGCTTGGCCCCCTGGAAACCAGAGACGCCAACCGCACCCGCATTAAGTGGTATTGCGGACTGGCTAACTTCTCCATCGTCAAAGCCGCCATGCTTACAGGAGTGAGAGACGTGTAAGCGGAGAGATTAGGTGATTAGGAAATTAGGAGATTAGGAACCCCCAATAACCCAATAACCAAATATCCTAATAACCTAATGAATATCCCAATATCCTAATCACCCAATCACCCTTCTCCCGGAGGTGAACTATGTTATTTGATGAATTAGGTAGACCCGTAAGACGCACCGCCTCAGTAGTCAGGCACATTGAATTACAACGAACAGCTTCGCTGCCTGCAGGGGTTATAGAGCGCGATCAGTTCACTGTCCTCGCAGGTCGAAGCTGGCTTGGTCGCCGGTCAAGAGTATCAGTCTCTCCCCCTCCTGGTGCCGCCTCGGGCAATCACACCATCGCTATTCATATTATGGGGAGCTTTGCTAACCAGGCTCCCCTAGTTGCTACCGTGGCGTTCAATGGCCATGCGGATGCTGAGACCGACCTGTCCAGTACAGCTATAGGATCTGGACGAATACTCGACCTGTACTATCACAATGGTACTAACGTTGCCCAGACCAACCCCCGCAACTGGCACGTAACTGTAATTGAGGAGGTGAGCTGATGAAAACAGGAGACAGGAGACAGGAGTCAGTCCTTCACAAGGTGAAGGACTGATTTCTGATTTATGAGGTGAACCAATGAACTTTGCAGATATTTTTAGAACTGAACCAGTAGTCCTTGAGGAGACTAAAGTCTATGAGCAGTCCGACGCCACCGACTTCGATAAGGAGACCAAGCACGTCCACCGCCTCGTTTACGAGCCCGAAGCCTTCGCGTCCGTATTCAAAGACATCATCGAGGACGATGCCAAGTATCCCACTGTGAAGGCTAAGTGCCAAGCCATCAAGGCCTGCGACCCCTTCTGGCAGCAGCACCTCGACAAAATAATCAAGAAGCAGGAGGCAAGAACCTAGAACCTAGAACATAGAACATAGAACATAGAACATAGAACATAGAACATGAACCTCGTGGAAATGCGCACCCGGGTCCGTCAGGACCTCCAGGACACCGCCGCTCCCCAGCGGTGGACCGATGCCGAGATCGACGCTGCTATCCAGCGAGTAGTCGAAGAATACTCCGTCCATGCTCCGCAAGAACAGCAGACCGACATCGCCACCACCAGAGGCAGCGAAGAGCTGATCATCACCTCTCTTACGGGCTTGCTACAGGTTGTCTCCGTGGAATTCCCTATCGGCCAGTGGCCTCCCTCGATTCAGCGCCATGAGCGCTTTGCCGGCAGGCTCTTTATGAGAGACAAAGGCGACGGCACTAATGCCCGCGTGCGATGGTTACGCCTCCACACCATCGCAGCGGGCTCCACCACCATACCAGCACACCATGATGAAATCATCGTCTTGGGCGCTACCGGCTACTTAGCCATGTCAGCCTCGGCCGCCTTAGTTGACCGAGCCACTATATCTGGCCGATTCGGCACGACCTCATACAAGCTGTGGGGGGAAAAACGCCTACAGCTCTACAACAAACAGCTCAAACACGCTTCCCGTTCTAGCTACCACATCACCCGCCAGCTCTTTACCCAAGATTAAAATGCAAAATGCAAAAATACAGAGCAAAAATCAAAACTTTTGCCTTTTCATCTGTCATTTTTATTTTTTATTTTTGATTTTTGATTTATGTTAGAGCTTGCCATCCTCAAAACCTTCAACTCAGCCAACCACCGAGCCAGCGTCCAACTGGCAGGTTCGTTGACTACCTACCTCGACGCTATCCCTATCTCTGTCTCTATCCCTGGCTCCTCTCTCGTTATCGGTAATCGTGTTATCGTCGCTATCCCCGGCGGTAACATCCGAGACGCTGTCATCATCGCCACCTGGCCCGGCGGCACGCCACCGGGCGGCGACTTCTTTGCCCTCACCCGTTTTCTCCGCGCCTCCCGCTATCACACCTTCCCCTCCGGCACTCACGTCAACATGACCCTCACCGCTAACCTCCTCTATGCCGTCCCCTTCATCTCCCCTGTCCCCCGCACCGTCACCAGGATCGCCTGCAGTGTCGTCACCGCTGCTACCGGCAGTATCAGATTAGGCATCTATCAAGACGATGGCAGTATCTACCCCGGCAGCCTTATCCTCGACGCTGGCATCGTCGCCTCAGACACTGCCGGCTTCCGCGAAATCACCGGCCTCAATGTCCCCATCGCCACTAATACCCTCTACTGGCTTGTCCTTGTCGCCAACGCCACACCAGCCATCGCTGCCTCATCAGTCGGTACAAGCTGGTCACTACTGGGCTTCTCAACCGCCCTCAACACCGCCGCCTCAGCCCACTTTACCGTTTCCTTTACCTTCGCGCCCCTGCCTGCTACCTTCCCAGCAGGCGCCACCGCTTCTATCAGCCATATACCCAGAATAGCCCTGTTCTTTTAAGGGTGATTAGGTGATTAGGAGATTAGGAGATTAGGAGATTAAGGAGGTAAACCATGAAACACAAAAAACTCAACAAACCCAACGAACCCAACAAACCCCAATCACCTAATCTCCCAATCTCCCAATCTCCCCTCCGCTACGCCATCACCGGCGACCCCGACAACCCCAAGACGTGGCTCTTACCACACCACTTGCCCAACATGGAGGTCGATTGGGACATTATACCATTTCAGGTGGCTGCTTTGACTGGAACGCTCGGCGCTCCATTCGCTGCACCGCCCGAAATCGTCATCGAGGCTGCCAAACACCTTGCCGAGCACTATCCTTCACAAGGTGAAGGACCTAAAAGACCCGTTCCCGACGCCCTGGCGGTGCTAATTTGAGTCAGAATTCAGAATTCTGGAGTCAGGAGACAGAATTCTGGCTTCTGTATTCTGTATTCTGGCTTCTGTTTTGGATTTGAACGTGGAAAATGAGCAAAAATCAACTAAAAAAGACACCATCGATGCCTATTCCAACCTTTCCAGGGCCATCGTTCGACCAGTGGTGACCATCCTCTTCGCCGCCGTCATCGCCCACGCCGTCACCACCGGCATTTCGCTCCCCGAATGGTTCCTGGCACTGGCAATTCCCCTCATAACGTTCTGGTTTGGCGAGAGAGCCTACACGCACCACGCCGAAAGGAGAGCACGAGATGACTAACTCAATGAACTACCGCTGCGCCCGCTGCAGCGCCCCAACTCCCTGGGACGACGACCTTGGCAAACGCCCAATCTGCGTCACCTGCTGGGACAAAGGCATTGACACCGGCACCATCTACCGAAAGAAGAAACGAGCCAGGACCGTAAGCTTCCAACTATCAGGATGCAACAAGAATGAACTTTCGTGAACTACTCAACTGCTACCGCGAATGGCACGCATTCGCCATCGGCTTCTGCGAAGTGCTTTGCCCCTGGCCACCACGCTTCAAGCTCGCTTCCCAGGACCTCACCAACCAGGTCGCCGACGAATACCACTACTACCTATTCGGTCGAGCCGTCGGCGTCCTCTCCTGGCTCGCCATCGCCATCCTTCTCGGAAGGATCATCCAGGAGGCCTTCTTCTAAAATCAAAATGTAAAATGTAAAGAGCAAAAATACAGAGCAAACATCAAAACTTTTAATTTTTAACTTGTCATTTTGATTTTTTATTTTTAATTTTTGACTTTTGTCATGAGAACCCTCTCTTCAACCCTCCTAGCCGCCCAGCAGCGACCCGCCCGCATCCCCTTTATTCAGGTCGAAGTCCGTGACTTCCACCAGGGAATTCACCGCCTCCACTGGACACGCCTCTACACCGGCACAGAACCCCACAACCATCACGGCATCGCTTTTGACGGAGCGGGAAACATGCACCGCATCCGTGCCGATGCCGCCAACGCCCTGTTTTATCAGCGCATCACCACACCTGGCGCAGGCTCTCCATACTCAACCTGGACTCAAATCGCTACCGACTGCGCAGGTCCTTGTGCTATCGCAGCCCATGGCGCTCGTGTTTACATCTTCTACCGCACCACCGGCAACGTCCTGTGGAGACGCTTCAGCCATGACCATGGCACCACCTGGACAACCTCGCAACTCTCCACCTTTACCGAGGTCGTCTCCATGGCCGCCGCCTGGTGGGGAACCGGCATCAACGTCGTCTGCTTCGCTATCCGCTCGACCTCCCCAGCCCGCATCGCTCGCCTGGTGGTCAATACCGATACCCAGGCCGTGGACGCAGCCGACTGGAACGACGGCAATCATCCCCTACTGGCCACTTTCGGCATCGGCGCTACCTTTGACGCATCCATGACCCGAATCGTCATAGTTCTGGCAGGCCGGCAATCAGCAACCCCCTATAACCATCTAAACTTATTTCGCACTACGCTCACTCCAACATTCCACTTCGAAGCACTCCGCAGCTTCTTCATGTCCCCAGACGGCGAAAACGTCACCTACGAATTCCCCGACTGCCATCTGCCAGCAACCCCACAGTCCTACGAAAGCACCCGGGTGACGGCCATCGAACGATTTACCGGCACGACAGCCTACACCAGAGCCCTTTTTTCCCATCTATCACGAGGCTCATGGTGGGCCGACGCCACCTTCACCGAGCCCAGACCCTTCTTGCAGGACGTCACCCCTACTTTCGGCCTACGCTTGCAGAGCACGGGGGACTTCTATTGGCTGTCTATGCCCGCAGGCCTATGGAGAGCGCCCCGGATACCGCCAGCACCGCTGATTTTCACCTCCGACAATGAAATCGTCGCTCTCTCCCATCGCACTCAATCAACTCAGCAAACTCAACAAACTCCCCTAACTGTGGTGCTCGACAATTCGACCGGTCGCTTCGCTTCGCCAGGGGCGGGTGAGCTTGCTTCGCTTCGCTTACGCGCCGAAATTACCCTCCAACTAGGCTATCGCACCCCGGCAGGCGCCGAAACGTCCCATGCCGCCTCTTGCTGGATAGACTCCTGGGAATACTCTAGCTCCCATAACGCATCACTCTTCACCATTCACGCCCTCGACGGCTTCGGCCTTCTCGACCGATGGAACGCCCGATTCCAGATGCGATGGAATCAGACCGCCGTTGACCCTGCCTCAGTCTGGCAAATCCTGTACCGATTGCTGGCCCGTGCCGGTATCACCCTCTCTAACACGCCCCCTAGACCTCAATCCTCGGCCATCAATAACTTCTTGCCAGACTTCACCATCGAACCCGGCACTTCGGGTGATACCGCCGTCCGTCGCCTCATGGCATTCGTTCAAGACCAGCTAGTCTTCTACGACCACACCGCCTTTACTAAGAACCCGCTGCCAGGAGAGGCCTCCAGCTACGCCTACGGCCCGCCTCATGCCATCCTCAGTGGCCACTACGGACAGGCGACAACCCTGTCCCGCTCCCGTGCCCTGGGACGTGACGCCGCTAACGCTCGAATCGTGCAGGACGCACTCGACTGGAGTTTACTATCCCAGGATATCGATATCCTCCAGCAAGCCTACGATCCCAACCTCGCCGATGCTACCAGGACCCAGGAGAGAGCCGATGCCCTACTCCGTGAGGCAGCCTTGCAAGCCCACGCTGCCTCGATCGTCGTCCCCGCCAACGTCGGCCAAGAACCCCTCGACGTCGTCACTGTAACCGACCCCCGCTGTGGCATCGTTGACCGACGCTATCGTGTCCTGGCCATCCAGACCACCTACGACCGCCGCACGTCCCGCTTTGACCAGCGCCTTTCCCTGGGTGCACCATGACCCCTGGCTGCGAATGTTTATCCCAGATAATGCGTGACGTATCTGAATGAGTGCAAAGTCGCACATAACTGAATCTAGATGCATAATTTGGGATAATGACAAAAATTTCTGAACTATCTTGAGACGAGGAGCGCGACTTGACAAAGAGTCAGGTTGTGATATACTAAAGGTGGTCATCACTATGAAAAGAGGCGACGTGGGGTG